CGCAGGATGTGAATCGGTTTCTGGTACAAAGAACTATATTACATCTACCGCTACGGTCAATGATAACGAATGGCATCATGTAGCAATATCCAGAAATACTGGTATTACTAGATTATTTGTGGATGGTGTATTACAAGCAGAGACTCGTACATCCACAGAAGCATTTGCAAATAGCGGTGTTACTATCGGTTCAGATTCATCAGATAACTATTATAATGGTTCAATGGATGAGATCAGAATTACCAAAGGTGTTGGTCGTTATACAGAAAGCTTTACGAAACCTGTCTTACAGAATGGTGATGTTCTACAGGTTGGTGATGTTATACCTGTTACAGATGACATCTATTATACGGGTGGTAAAATTGGATTTGGTACGACTAATCCAGATTATCAAGTTGATGTTACTGGTTCAGTCAATAGTACTGGTGGATTCTATGAGTCTGGTAATAAGGTTGAAAACTTCAAACAGACTGATGCAGGTGATGCACAGTATGATGGAAATGTAGAAGTTACTGGTGAACTGAAAGTAGATAGCTGGACGATTAAAGAAGAAAATGGTAACTTGATTATGGTCAAGGGCGATGGTACTAAGTATAGTATCAGTATATCACCAATATAAATAGTAGTAATACATAGGAGAAAATTAAATGGCAACAACAAAAGTAACAAGGCTGGATCAGTATCCAGCCGAAGACCCAACAGGATGGGCTGTTGGGTTTACGGTAACAACAGATAATAATAGATCTTTTTACAGGGATACTGTAATTTCATTTATAGAAGCAACTAGTGATAATCTAGCAATTGATCTTGCTTATGGTAGATTACGTCAAAAACTTTATTCTTTGACTGCATCATACGAAAAACAAGGATCAAGATTAGGTTCAGAGTATATAGATAGAGGTACTCCTATTGTTGACACTACTCCTAAACAAGTAGAGACAACCATCCCTGCTGAACAGCTTGCTACTGACGATCCATCTACTTTGGAGTAAACTAAAATGGCAGTAGTAATGAAAGCGGTTTATAATGTCTTTGGAAAAATTATAGGGATGGAAGCAGTTGACAGTGATGATCGGTTAGAAACGGTCAATGAAGATACTGGTGTGGTTCAATCTATGGATGTTTCTGAAGCATTAGAGATAGAAGCCTTTGATCTAACTGCCACTCCCGAAATTGAACTAACTACTACTGATGGTGAAGTAGCAGAAGTAGGTAAGGGTGTTATGTTAGGTCATCCTGTTCATTTAGACATTAAAGCAGTTGGCACAGATGCTGTTGTTTCTACAGAAGCAGTTTCTAGTACTAATTGGGATGGAGGAGAATTGACATAATGGCACAAGTAACAGTAGATTCACGAATTAAAATGAAAGATTATTGTCTTAGACGATTAGGTTCTCCTATGATAGATATTAATGTCACAGAGGATCAGATCGAAGATAGGATTGATGATGCTTTTCAGTATTATCGTGATTATCATTATGACTCTACTCAAAAACTATACAAAAAACACCAAATTACTCAAGCGGATAAGGATAATCGTTATATCACAGTACCAGACGAGGTAATAGGGATAATTAATGTATTCCCAACGAGTCAGGAAGGCTGGGATACAGTCAATATGTTTGATATGAGGTATCAAATGAGACTGAATGATATGTTTGATTTTACAGATGTTAGTATATTACATTATACAATGGTAATGCAACACATATCACTAATTGATGACTACTTTTCAGGTAGGACTCCGTTTGATTATCAACGCCATATGAATCAATTACATATATATTGCAATTGGGATACCGATTTGACAGTTGATGAATATATTATTATCGAGTGTTATCAAATCATTAATCCAGAGTCTTATACAGACATTTATAATGATATATGGTTAAAAAGATATGTTACTTCATTGATCAAACGTCAATGGGGTCAAAATTTGAGTAAATATGAAGGTATTACATTGCCAGGAGGTCTAACTTACAGTGGTCAAGCTATACTGGAGTCTGCTAACGAGGAAATTTCTACATTGCATGAAGAAATGGATACTAAGCATGGTGCACTTTTGGGGATGATAATTGGTTAGGTATTATTAACGTTGACACTATATTAGACGTTTGCTAGCAAAAAAGGTTTAGGTGTATGGCACTAAGAAATCAGTTTACTCATAACGTACAAAACTCTGATGGAACTTTGACCAATGAACAATCAATGGTTCAAAATTTGGTCATTGAATCTATTCAGATTGCAGGGTTTAACGGATATTATCTACCACGGGTTTTGGATAATGTAGATGATATTTTTGGTGATGCCCAAAAGGAATCTTTTGAAAAAACTTATGAATTGGAAATGTATTTTGATGCCCCAGATGATGCTCTTGCAGATTCTGTGGACTATATTTCTTATTTCGGATTTGAGGTTAGAGATTCCTGTGATTTTGTTTTTTCAGTTAAGAGATTTCAAGATTTAGAGATACCAGATCCTAATAGAGATGATGCTCGTTTATTAGAATCTCCCCTAGAAGGGGATTTGATTTACCTACCTTTTACCAATAGTATTTTTGAAATAAAATTTGTTGAAGATTGGAGCCCTTTCTTCCAATTAGGGGCTAACTATACCTATAAAGCTCTTTGTAGATTGTTTATTTTTGATAATCAGGATTTTGACAATTTAGAGTTATATGATAGTGAAGGAGATTTGGTTGATGTTAGTAGTATGTTAGCTAAACAAACAGCGGCATTACAACAGATTGAAAACATAGACGAAGATAATACAGTCAATCCATTTGATCAAGCTGAAACATTTCAAACAGAAGGCACTAGTTTACTGGATTTCACAGAAGATAATCCATTTGGAGAATTTTAATGGTTGGTACACCGTTTTATCATGGTACTATTAAGAAAGCAGTAACTGTTTTTGGTACTTTGTTTAATAATATCAGTATAGAACGAGAGGATTCTAGTTCTAATATTACTACTATTAAAGTTCCTATTCACTATGCACAGAAGGATAAGTTCAGACAAAGGTATCTAGCTACTCAAGCACAGTCTTATACTTCTGCGGAGGTTCAAGTCACAGCTCCTAGATTGGCATTCGAAAATACAGGTATTTCATATGATTCTACCAGAAAATTAAATAGTCTACAGAAAATAGTTACTGTTTCTGATGATGCGGATATGCATAAGAGACAGTTTATGAGAGTTCCGTATACCTTAGATTTTTCTCTGTATTTGTTTGTCGGAAAGGCAGAGGATGGGTATAAGATAATAGAGCAGATTGTTCCATATTTTACACCTGATTTAACGGTTAGTGTTAATGATGTTTTACCATATGACATGCCTATTGTGTTGGTAGATTTTGCCGCAGAGGATGGTTGGGAAGGTGATATGGATGCTAGACGTAGGATAGAATGGACATTTAATTTTACTTTACATACTTATTTTTATGGATTACAGACAGACGAAAAGAAAATTACCAAAGCTATTACACATTCATATTCAGAACAGGATTTAGAAAGTGAGATTCCTTATCTGGATGGTGTACCTAATATAGATGAAAATCCTGCTGTTACATCAGAAACTACAGAAGCTGGTACTACCATGACATATAGGATAGATTCATGAAAAACGAAAACTTAGATGAAATTTTTGATATTACAGAAGAAGTTACTGCAGAGATTGTAGAAGTAAATGAAACTCCGCCCGAAGTTGTAGAAAGAGCAGAAGATGTAAGTAAGGATTATCAGTATACTAGATCTAACTATTATGATTTGATCGAGAAAGGAACCAGTGCTATAGAATCTTCATTACAGATTGCTCAAGAAGGTCAACATCCAAGAGCATATGAGGTTACTGCACAACTATTGAAAAATGTAGGTGAATTGAATAAGGATTTGATGGAACTTCAATTGACAGTAGATAAGTTAAAAGGTACATCCAAGCCTACGAATGTTACAAATAATACAATGTTTGTGGGGTCTACCAAAGAATTACAACAGATGTTGAAGCAAAGACGACAGGAAAATGAGTGAAGTATATTTAGGAAATCCTAACCTTAAACGGAAAGGTGTTACAGTAGATTTTACGGCTGAACAGGTTGATGAATACTTAAAGTGTGCTGATGATCCTGTATATTTTATTAAGAATTATATTAAAATTGTTCATGTAGATAAAGGATTAGTAGATTTTGGATTGTGGGATTTTCAAGAGGAAATGATAGAAAAATTCCATGATAACAGATTTGTGATATGTAAGATGCCTCGTCAGACAGGAAAATCCACCACCATTATTGCATTTCTTTTACACTACGCACTATTCAATCAGGACACACGGATGGCTATTTTGGCCAATAAAGGTTCTACTGCGAGAGAGTTGATGTCAAGACTTCAACTAGCGTATGAACATTTACCCATGTGGTTACAACAAGGTGTTGTGGTTTGGAATAAGGGAGATATTGAATTAGAAAATGGGTCTAAAATTATTGCTTCTGCTACTTCATCTTCTGCAGTTCGGGGTAGTACCTATAATATTATATTTT